GCAGTCAGATGCTGACTTGGTACTGCAATGACAAGATCATGGAGGAAGCAGAAGCGAGAGAAGAAGCAGGCGCCACGATGACGCTGAAGGCCGTGAAGGCCGTCTCAAAACAGGTTCGCTCAGTCTTTGAGCAGATCGAGGGCGCCGACTTCCGCGTGAGGTTTATGCCTGCATCCATTTCGCCAGGTCGCGTGAACAGGATGCTGGCCCAATCAGATGGCACGTCTCAGGGCAGCTTGTTCTGATGGAAAACCCCAACCTCTACGACCTCGACTACCAGAAGGCCATTGCCTTCCGCCAGGAGGCAATCAGGCAGCTCCAGGTACGTCTGCAGCGTGAAATCAGGCAGGACTACAAGCGGGAGCGGGAGTGGCAATGGCCATCCAAAAGGCCGACCTCCTGATTCCCCTGCCGCCCATGTCCAAGCCCAGGCCCCGCAGCACCGGGCGCCAGGTCAGGCCCTACATGGACAAGACCTACACGGACTGGAAGGCGGACGTGCGCGCCTGTATGGGCGAGTGGTGGACAACGCCACCGCTTGCTGCGATCGATTGCCTGGTGGTCCATTTCTACGGACCAGCCAGGGGCGATCTGGACAACCGCATCGGGGCAGTGATGGACGCAGGACTGGGCCTGCTGTGGCTTGACGACAACGTGACGAACATCAAATCCATCGCTGCCGTTCACATTCATAAACCAACAAAAGAAGCCCGTATTCACATGAAAATCCTTTGGAGATCCAGCCCATGATCATCTGTCCCCACTGCCACGGCAACACCAGCAGGGTGAAGGAGACAAAGACGAAACGAATGGAAGACTGCCTAATTCGTTATCGGACCTGTCTCTGCTGTTACAAGGAGTTCAGAACCCATGAACGCGTGGTCCAGCCAGCCCCCAAAAAAGGAGAGCGATGAAACTTGTATCAGTCATCAGCCTTGCCCTGATTGCGGTTCTTCTGACGCACTTGCGATCTACGCAGACCACACGTTCTGCTTCTCCTGCCAGGCCAGACACAAGACCGATCTACGTTCCAGACCGCCGCGTGAGTCGGCCCGATTACACACTGTTTGGGCCATGAGGGATTTTGTCGCCACACCATGGGCGCAGCCGTATCGCTGCATCGACGTGCGGACGCTGGAGCAATACGGGATTGCCCTGGACGGAACAACGCTGGTCTTCAACTACCGGGACCAGGACGGGAAGGTAGTTGCCAGGAAGCACCGCACCGCCGACAAGGCCCGCATCTGGTGGGACGGGGAGATCGCTGGGATCGCTGGCTTCGGAGCCCATCTGGCCAACCCAGCGCACCACGAAGCCATCGCCATCTGCGAAGGCGAGCTGGACGCCCCGAGCGTCACCCAGGCCACTAACGGAAAAATCATTGGCATCAGCGTCCCGAATGGGGCCAGCGGTGCTGCCAGCTTCATCAAGAAGCAGCTCGACTTCTACCTTCAGTTCAAGGTGGTCTTTGTCTGCACAGACATGGACGCCCCAGGCGAAAAGGCCGCCCGTGATCTGGTGGGCCTGTTCGATGCCGGCAAGGTCAGGCGGGTGCTGTTCCCCAAGAAGGATGCCAACGACACCCTTCAGGAACTTGGATCAATGGCCCTCCGGGATGCCGTCATGGCAGCCAGGGAAAGCCGCCCCGATGGCATCAAACCCGCGTCCGAATACCAGGGCCTGGCCCTGAAGCCACCGCAACGCAAGGCCACGCCATGCGTGTTCAGCTGGTGGAACGAGAAGACACCGCTGTTCGACAACCAGCTGGTGGTGATGGTGGCCGGCAGCGGTGTGGGCAAATCCACCTTCGCCCGTGCCCTGGCTCTGGGGTTGATGGAATCCGGCCGAAAGGTCGGCTGGATCGGCCTGGAGGAGACGGTGGACGAGGCCATTTTCCGGTTCGTTGGAATGGCTGCTGGCATCCAGCTCCATGCCCGGCAGAGTTATGCCGGCATCAGCGACGAGCAGATGAAGGCCATCACCCAGGCCGACAAGTTCGTAACCGGCTCAGGCCTGCTGGAGTTGTTCGACCACTTCGGTTCGCTCGATGAAACGGCGATCCTGCAGCGGATGGCCTACATGGTCCGTTCGCTGGATTGCGAGTTCCTGTTCCTTGATCACCTCACGATCCTGGGCAGCGGCCTGGCCACCGACACCAGACACCTTGACGCCCTGGTGACAAAGATCAGGTCGTTCATCGCTGCAACCAAATGCACGGTGGTGGCCATCAACCACCTGAACCGTGGCAGCAGCCAGACCAAGAACATGGAGGATGGTGGCGTCCCGGAGTTGCATGACATCCGGGGCAGTCACAGCATCGTCCAGCTGGCCGACACGATCTGGGCTCTGGGCCGCAAGCGCGGCGATCAGACCACTCATTCCTATTGCCTCAAAAACAGGATGCTCGGCCGCTGTGGTTATGCAGGGTCGTTTGTCTTTGACGAGGCAACCCAGGTCATGCAGCAGACCTACACCCCGCCCTCTGGGCCCTTCTGACCTCACGCCATGAAAACCACTGAACGCCCCCTGGATGTCTCCAGGGAAGCCATTGAGCGCCTTCTGGAGCATGGCTTCACACAACAGACGGAAGCCCGCAGATGCGGGTTCAACCATGCCGTCAGCTACCACGACGGTTTCATCCGCGCATTGCAGATCGTTCTTGAAATGGAACACCAATGACCAAGCCGCAAGCCAGCACTGAACTGCCCCCTGCCCCCCGCTATGGCCATGGCATCAGCCATCACAAGCCGGGGGAGAAGACCAGGCTGCACCACCTCATGGTCGCTATCCCCGGCTCCAAGCCGATGCGATTTTCCATCAAGGCCGAAACTGCCAAGGCGGCCAAGGGCTACGCCCTGAACCGTTGGCCGAGAGCCTCCGTGGTGGTGGTGCGATGAAAGTCTTGATTGATGCCGACTATTACCTCTACCGGGCTGCCTGCGCGGCCGAATACGAAGCAGAGCTGACGCCTGATGTCTGGACCTACCTGTGCCGGATCACAGATGCAAAAACCCATTTCAACGATGAAATGGACAGGTTCCAGGCGATCTGCCCAGACCATGAACTGACGCTGATCCTGGGGGATGCCGTCAACTTCCGGTATGCCGTCTATCGGAACTACAAGAGCAACCGCCAGAAGCAGCGCCGGCCCGCCGGTTACAAAGCCCTGCGGAAATGGGCGTCCGCCACCTGGCCGACATTGACCCTGGCCAATGTTGAGGGGGACGACATCTTGGGCGTCATGGTCCAGGAGGGTGATGTGATCGTCAGTGCGGATAAAGACCTCAAGACGATCCCTGGCCTTCACCTGGATGGCGAGGCCGTGGTTGAAGTTGGCGAATGGCAAGCCGATGTCAACTTCTACACCCAGATCCTGACGGGGGACACCTCTGACGGATACCCCGGCTGCAAGGGGGTCGGCCCGGTCAAGGCCGCCCAACTGCTGGCCGGCTGCAGCACCACCCAGGAGCTGTGGCTGGCGGTGATCCAGGCCTATGCCAAGGCTGGTCTGGATGCCAATTTCGCCCTGCAGATGGCCCGGTGCGCCCGGATCCTCAGGCCGGGCGAATACAACCACATCAAGCAACACGCAATCCTCTGGAATCCACCCTGCGACCAATGACTTCAGCAACCTTCACTTCCGACCGTTGGCTCCAGTTCTGGGCCAGCTACAAGGGCGAACCCCAGCAGATCGCTGGGGTGACTGAACTGGGCGAACGCATCGCCATCGCCGTCCCGAACCTGCTGGCGGAAGACGCCAGCTGGGTCGCCAACTTCCACAAGGCCCAACCCAGGCCCAAGGTGATCGAGGCCCCGTATTTCTGCCAGCTGCAGATGGACGATGGCGCCGGCTGGCGCGATTGCTTCTCGGCAACCTGCGCCATGATCGCCGCCTGGAAAGGCGCCGTTGCCGACGAGAACGCCTACAACCACATCCGCCAGCGGCACGGGGATTCAACCGTGGCCAGTGCTCAGATTGCTGCTCTGGCAGAGCTGAGGCTGTCTGCCGTCTATGCCACCAATGGCACCAGGGCCCGGCTGACCGGCCTGCTTGATGAAGGTGTCCCGGTGGGCACCGGGATCCTGCATCACGGCCAGGCATCCAGCCCCAGCGGCGGTGGCCATTGGATGCTGATCGTTGGCTACGACGAGCAGGGAGTAATCGCGCTGGATCCCTACGGGGAACTCAACGTGGCCAACGGCACCTGGGCCCATGAAGGGAGCGGTGGTAATCACGTCCACTACTCCTGGAAGAACTGGCTGCCCCGCTGGGAAGTGGCTGGTGGTGACGGCTTCATGCTGTGGGTGGCGTGATGCTCACCACTAACACTGACCGCCTACGCGCCTACCCGCTAAGGCTGAGCCTGGTTTTATCTGATGAGGCCGCTTCGCATGATTGACACCTTCAGCGGGATCGGCGGCTTCAGCCTCGCCGCTCGCTGGCTGGGTGGAATTGAAACCGTGCAGTTCGTGGAGCGCGAGCCGTTCTGCCAGCGCATCCTCGCCAAACACTGGCCCACCGTTCCCATTCACGATGACATCTGCACCTTCAACCCCGGGCCACATTCAGCCGACATTGTTTGCGGTGGATTCCCATGCCAGGACATCAGCCAAGCCGGAAAGGGTGCCGGCCTGGCTGGCAGCCGATCAAGCCTCTTCTACGAACTGCTCAGAGTCGTTTGCCTGGTGGGACCGCAATACATCGTCCTGGAAAACGTCGCAGCAATCACTTACCGAGGGATGGACGACGTTCTTGGAGCGCTGGCCGAGGCAGGGTATGACGCGGAATGGGCGTGCATACCGGCAGCGGCTGTGGGTGCCTGCCATCAGCGGGACAGGTGGTGGTGCGTTGCCTAC